CTGGTTAGTAGGGTGAGGCAGGGATTGGAGACAGAGATTACATTGGCTAGGGTTCCCGCCGGAGCTCCAGAGAGGGCATCAACTGACCTGTCAACTCTGTCCCCAAGGGAAAAGATTCAATACGCACTGGGAGGTAAACAATAAAATACGAAATCCTAAACTCTAAACCCTAAACTTACGAAACCCCAAATACTAAACAATAAGGAAATTTTAGGATTTAGAAATTCGAATTTAGGATTTCCTCCGAAGGAGGTTAATAATGGCGTTAACATTAGATGAGGCATCTAAGCTGTCAAATGATATGTTGCTTCAAGGGGTAGTGGAAACCATCATTAAGGATTCGCCCATACTGCAACGACTCCCCTTTATTGAGATTGCCGGTAATGGTTTAACCTATAACCAGGAGAAGAGCCTGCCCACGATTGATTTCTACGATGTCGGTGATATCTGGGCTGAGTCAACCCCCACCTTTGAGCAGAAAACCGCCAACTTGAAGATTATGGGTGGCGATGCTGATGTCGATAATTTCCTTAAGGAAACCCGGAGTAATATCCAGGACTTAGAGACAGCCATCGTTGAGCTTAAGGCTAAGGCACTCAAGATGAAGTTCGAAGAGACCTTCATCTACGGGGACTCAGCCGCTGACCCTAACCAGTTTGAAGGTCTGAGGAAGCTTATTGATACTACCACTGCCGCCAGCGATCAGGTAATAGCTATGGGGGCTACCGGGGCTACTCTTACCCTGGATAAGCTGGATGAGCTTATTGATGCGGTGAAGGGTGGTAAGCCGGATGTACTGCTGATGAGCCGCCGCTCCCGGCGGAAGATTAATGCCCTGGTCAGGGCTGCCGGGGGAATGGTGGAGAGCGACCGGGATAAGTGGGGTAACTTCATCCAGTTGTGGGATGGCGTCCCAATTGGCGTCAATGACTGGATACTGGATACCCATGCCGTTACCGATAGCCTGGAGACAGCGACTACCGGCGACACCTGCTCTACCATCTATGTCCTTCAGTTGGGGGAGGGAGCCCTCTGCGGGCTGACCAGCCCGGGTCACCTTCAGGCTGAGCATATCGGTTCACTGGAGAGCAAAGACGCTTCAAGAACCAGGATTAAGTGGTATGTTTCCCTGGCTCTATTCTCATCAGTTAAGGCAGCCGCTTTAATCGGGGTTAAGGACTAACCTAGAAAGGAGAAACTACTATGGTATTTCAAGGAGTAAGTTCTATATTAGCCCTGCGCTTTGGTATTGACCAGGCCACAGCTATGGTCAAGTCAACCGCAGTTACCGTGCCCATTGGTGGCTTCCCCACGGTGGATGGCGATGCCGTAACTATGCCTTTTGACGGGGCTATTGTCGGGGTTGCCCTTGACACCGAATCAGGTGGCTCGGAGGGCAACGAATTAACCGTCCAGCCAACCATTGATGGTGTTGAGATTGCGGGGGTAGCTACCACCGTGGGCAGCGGGAAGCACGCTTACGCTAGCTTCGACCCATCTCTTTACCCGGTGAAGGCCGGGGAAAAGGTCGGGGCGGAGATTATCTCCAATGGCTCTACAGGTACGCCTACACCTAATGAGACGGTCGTTACCGTCTTTGTCCAGGTCGGTCAGAGCCAGACCAAAACTAAGGAGGGGAGGGGGGTAACTCCCTCCCCTAAGTAATGAGGAGGTTGAAAAATGAAAAACCAAGAAAAAGCCAACTGGTGGTGCAAATACCGGCTCAGCAAGTATCACCAGGACATTGAGTCCTACCGGGGCCGAGAAGGTGAGTTTCACCAGCTCTTTAAGCCTTATGAGGTTATCGAGGGAGAAGGCAACTGCCTGCTGAATGCCGGCATTGATGAGATGTGGGATTTAATTACCGGGGTGGTCTCTGGCGCCGACCACATCTTTGACAATGCTGCTGCCCAGATTGGTGTCGGTGATTCCTCGACCGCCGCTGATGCTACCCAGACTGACCTCCAGGCGGCTACCAACAAGACCTACAAGGGTATGGAGGCTACTTACCCCACATCCACATCCCAGAAAGCCACCTTTAAGGCGAGCTTTGGCTCCACTGATGCCAACTATGCCTGGAATGAGTGGGTGGTCAAGCAGTCTACCAGCGGCAAGTGCCTCAATAGAAAGGTCGAGTCTCTGGGTACCAAGTCAAGTGGCACCTGGACATTAGAAGTTAGTATCACTTTAAGCTAGGAGCAGATTATGCCAGCACCTCAAAAGGTAACTGACCCTAAAAAAATAGTTACCGACCCTGAGTTGCTTCGTGGTTTAGTTCGTCAAGGAATAGACAAGGACTACGTGGAATTTCACGAGGACTACACCATAGAGCATCCCAGTGCCAAGTTCTACCGAGACCTAAAATCAGGCAAGCAATTTATAGTCGTTTCTGGCTTGCCCAGAGTAGAGGATACGGGGCGTAAGATAGAGGTCGGCTGGTTAGCTGCGGAGGGCAAGTACTACGCAAAAGCAAACTTGTTCTCGGCGGTAGTTGAGGGGATGGCAGTTCGGGTTAGTATCAGTCTAGATAAAGCAACCTGGAATCCTCAACTATTCCTCAACGGAGTAGAGCAGTCCTGTAGTGAGGCTACTTTGCTTGGGGTTGACCCCGATAATGAGAATTACCACAACAACGTTCTTGAATGGGACTATGGTATCTGCAAGAGGCGACTAAGGCTCACTGAGGGGGCAATCCTGGAGAAGTATATCTTTGATGCTGACCCTCAAGGTGGTGTAGTTATCAGGTCAAATTGGCGAGGCGAACTAAGACCTTGTGGTTATTATGCCATAGATGCCAGCGATAAATCTTTGCCGTTCACAGTAGTTGGCGATGAAAAGAGAGTGCCAGCAAGTAGCTTTGCCAATGCAGCTTACCCAGTAGAAATTGACGATTCCCTCACCGTATATTCAGCTACTGGTGATGGCTATACCAGTTATGATAACACCAATTACACCACCTGCCATGATGCTCCTAGTGGTGATACCCCAGACACAGGCAATATCCGCCTTTATCATATAAACCAATATGCCGCCCCAAATTATGCCGTGCGCAGGTCATATACCTACTTTGATACCTCGCCTTTAGGGGCTGGTGCGGTAATATCGGCCGCTACCTTTTCCCTTTATGGTAAATCAGCCCCAACAGAAACAGATGCCGGGCATCCAGACATAGGTGTTGTGCAGGGGGTTCAAGACAGTCCTCTAGTAGCAAACGACTATGGCGATAACGAACCCTATACCACTCTGGGTGGTAACTATATTGATGTCAGTGCTGGCTTCGCTGACCACTATAACGATATAACCCTTAATGCCACCGGGCGAGGCTGGATAAACAAGACAGGCACCACATTATTTTGCACAAGGGCAAGAGGGGATATAGACGAATCCACGCCTACAGGTTCAAATATAGCCGTTGCCTATTCCGCAGACCAGGGCACAGGCTACCAGCCCAAGCTGGTAATTACTTATACTGCCCCAGTTGAGAAAACATCTTCTGATAGTGGTTCTGGGTCTGAAACTTTGTTAAGCCGAGCCTATGTTCTGCCCGAGGTTGGAATGGGTTCTGAGGCTCTTGGCTCTAGGCTCTTGGCGGCTGTGGAGCAGGGAGCAGGGGCGGAAACCCTGCTAGCCAGGCTGCTGGCTGGTGCCGAAACTGCACTCGGGCTGGATGCTGGCGGGTTAATATTTACCTCCAGTGATGTTGGCTTGGGGTCGGACGTAGTCCTATCCCTGGAAGCTCTATTAACCGGAACTGACTCAGGCTCAGGCATAGACACATCTTTCATAATTAAGGCTCTCCTGTCAGCTGATAGCGGGCTAGGCACTGAGGCCGTCGCCGCTTTGCTAGCTGGAATCGTTGCCGGTGAGCTTATGGTTGGCTCCGACCGCCTTGTGGTCAAAATAGAATCGGCACCAATGGGGGGAGGCATGAGCCTACCCCCTGGCGGCAAAACATCAATTCCATCAAGGAGGGTAAATCTATGAATCTATCCGAGATGATAACTCTGGTCAGGAGAGACCTTAAGGATGAGGACTTAAATAACTACCAGTGGTCAGATGATGAGCTCACCCGACACGTTAGCCGTGCCGTTAAAGAGCTATCGGAGCCGGTGCCCCTACCGGCTAAGGCTACCCTGCCTACCACCGCAGGCTCGAGGCAGGTTGATATATCGAGCCTGACCGACCGGGTTATGGTTCAGGCGGTGGAATATCCGGTGGATAAGTCCCCGGCTCGGTATCAGCGGTTTTCCGTCTGGGGGGACACCCTGACCGTAATAAGCGGCGATGAGCCCAATGGCGCTAACTGCTATATCTATTACGGGGTTCTGCATACCCTGGATGCTGATGGTTCTACTATTCCGGCTGAGTATGAGGATTTGGTAGCTACTGGCGCCGGAGGCTGCGCCGCTATTGAGTGGGCAGCCTTTGCCATCAATAGGGTCAATATCGGGGGGACAATGACCTCCAGGGAGTACCGAATCTGGGGCAATGAAAGGCTGAGGAGTTTTCGGGACAGGCTTAAACGGCTGGGTAGAAAGCAGAGGATTAGAACCCATCAGCTCTTTATAGATTAAATAGGGGATGGGGTTACCTAAATAAAAAATAATAAAAAATCTAAGGGGGTGAGGTAGATATGACTGTAAAAGAGAGGCCACCTGAGACCAAAGACGGCCTGCCTAAGGAGGCATTTGCCATCGTGGGCGACCCTGAAGCTCCCGAAACATGGAAGCTCCCCCACCATAAAAAGAGCATCTTTAGAGCCTTGAGGGGGAAGCTTGATATTGAGAAGACAGTTGATTGGGAGAGGATGCCGGCGGCGGTGACGGCGCTATCACCAAGAGGTCACCGCGGGCAGAGGGTTGATGCCAGCCCGGAGCAGATACTGGCGGCAGCCAAGCACCTGGCTGACCATTACCTTAAAGCCGATAAGCCATTACCTGATATCTTAGCCGCTTTAGCCTAGGTAAGATGAAAGAGTGGACAGAATTTATAAAGAGCATCATCCGACCGTTTATCATTATCTGGGGCTTTACGGTCTATGGAATCTGTGTGCTGACCGGGGTTGAGGTCCCAGAGTTGCTTGTCGCTTTAGTGTCCGCCGTCATCATAGAATACTTTGGCGAGAGAGCTATTTTGAGGTTTAAGGAGCGGCGATGAAACCGGACTGGTTATCCATGTTCTATAAAGCCCTGTGGTTAAGAATAGGCGGTCGTCCCTGGACTGATATTATCCGGGATAGCCAGAAAAGGCATTCCTTGCTCTGGCTGCTGCTGTTTGGCGCTCTGGGTTTAATTCTGGGGCATTTATTCTGGTAGATTGCTTTTATGAGGGGAAAGTAGAATGAGAAGCTTATCGGATACACTGCTGGCGGCGCAAAAGAAAGCTAGCCGTATCCCCTATGTTAAGGTTGAAGTCAAAAATAAGATAGCTGATGTTATCCGGCTTGACTGGGAAAGACTATATACTGGCTCAGAGGCTGATTACTTCCATGCTATGGCCATCCCCAGCGATGGCTCTCTTATCCGGGTCAGGCTCACTCCTCCCGACGACTCCAGAAAGCTCTACCGGCAGAGGGTGGCTAACCCCAGCCCGCAGTCAGATTTCAGCCAGTGGACATACTGTAACCAGTATGATGCCGTTATCGTGGCTGGCTGCTCTCTGGGGACTGAGGTGAGTATATTCTGGATAAATTCCAACCGGGAAATCCGGAGGCTCAAGAGCACTGACTGCGGTGTTAACTGGGGAAGTCCTGAGCTTATTGATTATTCCCCAACCACAGCTATCTATGGCATCGCCGCTGATTATAAGCCAAACGGTGATTTAGCCCTGTTCTTCGCTGACCAGGCAACTCTATATGTCAAGAAGTATGTAAGCGGACAGTGGCAGGATAAAGTTGCCTGGGATAAGACTACCGGCGACCTTTCCGGAGTGGCGGCTGTCTATGATAGTGACTGGAATCTCTTACTTACCGGTAAGGATAGTGATGGTAACTATAAGCTGTGGTCGCTGGTTTATGGTGATGGTGCTCAGGTAACTGCCGGCTCATGGTCGGCGTTGCGGGAGATCGCCACGGCTCCGTCAGGGGGCGACTTTGCGTATAAGTCTTGCTTTACAGGTAAGTTGCAATGAGCACGCAGATTCTAAGACCTAATGACGCCGGGGTTGAAACTAATATCGCTGGTCAATACCCCGTCTCCGGTGAGCACTGGGATAAGGTTGACGAGGCAACTCCGGATGACTCCAGTACCTATGTCCGCCACAATCTGACCTCTTACGCTACCGATACTTACGCTCTCCCTGCCGGCGAGGGTGTTGGCGAGATTGATAAGGTTACTGTTTATGCCAGG